CCGGCGAGGGTCTTGATGACCAGATCCTTGTCGGTGGCGCCGAGCATGGAGCTGTAGATGACGGGCGTCTGGTAGGGCCAAAGCACCGCGATCGGCCCGGCGGCCCAGGCTCCGACCGGCGTGAAGGAAATTTCCCAGAGCACGGTGTCGAGCCGCTCGTCGACCTTGCCGTGCATGGAGTTGGAAATGTCGAAGCGCTTGATGGTGGGCTTCGCGGTAATGTCGCCGGCCGTGTAGAAGGTCTGCGCGTTGTAGGTTACGATCGCGGGTCCGGCGATGATGGTTGTGCGGTCCATAATGTTCTCCTTATTGGCCTATCTGGCATTCGAGTTCGTAGATGTTGCGGGTTTTGTCCGAGAGCGGGCGCATCGCGACGACGACGACGGTGCCCCAGTCGGTGACAAAGTGGTGGAGCTGCTCGGCGGCCTGGTCGGCCACCACCTGGGCGGGCTTGCCGGTGCCGCTCGCGGAACGGTTGATGACGACGGTCTCCTCGACCACGACGGAAAAGGTGATTGGGAACCAGACCGGCGACGAGGCGTTGAGCCGGGTGTTGCGCGCCTCGACCCCGCCGATCACGATGCAGAGCCCGGCCTTGGCGATCGCGGTGTTGATGGTGGTCAGCAGGTCGCCGTCGTTCTCGGTGATGACGGTGAGGTTGGCAAAATATTCGAGCGCCTTGAGGCGCGCGCGGCAGGCGTCGAGCAGATCGAAGAGTTGGAGTTTGTTAGTCATGAGGCGGAGCCTCCTGACTTACGTGAGGCGTGACGATTGAGTCGTGAGGCGGAGCGTGAGGCGTGACTATTGAGGCGTGAACCGGGCTGCCTGATCCCTGCTCTTCCGGCAGCCGAACGGAGAGAATCAGGAGGCTGCGGCCGGTCTCTGCAAAGACGGTGCAGCGCGCCTGCAGGCCGAGTGCCTCGCAGATGTCCAGGGCCTGGAAGTCATCCGCCGGCGTAAGGCGGACCACGAGCGTCACGCCCTTGCGGCTGAAGCCATCGAGCGTGTAGCCGCCCTCCTTGAGGGCGGAGAGAAGCTCGCGCTGGGTGGGTTTGGCGTCCAGTTTCAAGTTTCCAGTTTCACGTTTCAAGTTTCTCTCCCGGGTTTCCCGTTTCAAGTTTCCAGTTTCAGGTTTCATCTCAGATTCCATCCATGGTTTCGCGGGTGTGGCGGCGGGTGCGCGTCGGCGTGTAGCTGGGCGTGACGGAAGCGTTGCCCTCGGTGCCGGAGACGGGATCCTCGATCGAATACTTGCCGGCGGCGACCTGTTCGAACAGGCGGATGGCCTGGGCCTTGGCCTTGGAGCGCGCATCCTCGGGGTCGATCTGCGTGCCGGCCGCCCGTGCCGGAATGTCCACCACAAGAATGTCGACCGCCGGCGGGATCAGCCGCGCCGGGATCGTATCGGTATCGGTGTCGAGCTCGTTCTTGGGGTTGGAGGCCACATAGCCGCGCACGAGGTCGGTGACCTGCGCGATGGCGGCGGTGATGGGATCGGCCTGTCCTCCGGCGATGGCGGAGATCCGGAAGCCTTCCAGCTCCGGGGCGCTCATCTTGGCCAGGATGTCGGCTTCAGCTATGGACCTCCACGCCATGGTTATTCCTCTTCCCCGATGATGACCGCCGTCCAGGTATTGGTGTTGGACGATTCGATGCGGATCTTCTCCCCGGCAAAGTGCCACCAGTCGGTCGTGATCAGCTGGTCGGAGTCGTTGGCCGCGACGATCTTCGTGGCGATCGTGTTGGTGACCGTGCCGTCAATAAACTTGATGACGTTGGTGGTCGTCGTGCCGCTCGGGGTCAGTATGGCCAGGATCTTGATGGCCTCGGCGTAGGGCTTGACGATGCCGTCGGTGGCGTAGGTATAGGTCCCGGTCCCGGCGACGATGGAGACGGTTTCGCGGAACGGGGTTCCGGCGCAAACAATGCCCACCACGGCGGCGAGCAGGAGAAAGGCTGCTAATGTTTTCTTCATGTCGATTTCTTTTTTGTTGGTTTAAAAACCCGCCCCGCAGGGCGGGTATGCACATTCAACTACCTTTGTCTACCAGGTGGGCGTCGCCAGCACCGCCGCAGTGTCGTTGGTGACCTGGACATCTTCGGACCAGTCGAACTTGGCGACCTCGGTGCGGCCGTCGTCGCGCATGTAGGAACCGGGCTGCATCCAGCGGTTGCGCAGGCGGAAGGTCTTCATAAAGCTCGGGTCGCGCCGGGTGGGCGCATCCTTGGCCGCGAAGACAATCAGGCTCGAATCCAGCAGGAAGTTAATGTCGTCGGTCTTTCCTTCCTGGGCCGCATCGTACACGGCGAAGGTGGCGCGGACATCCGGGCCGCCCAGCAGCATCTGGCCCAGGGCGGTTTCATTCACCGAGGCCACGCCGTTGGCGGACTTGCCGGTGATGATGCGGCCCTTGACCGCCGGGTGGTTCTTGATGTTCTTCAGCAGCGTCGCCCCCAGCAGAATGCGTACACCCATCATTCCGCCGTAGCGCGTGCCCTTGAGCACCTCGAGGATGTACTCGTCGAGCGTCTTGATCGGGTCGGCGCTGGATCCCCACGCGGGCGTCTCGGCGGCGAGCGTGGCCACGGCCAGGTCGAGCACGGTCTTCTCGTGGCTGAGCGCACCGATTTCGGCAGCCATGTCGGCGGCTTCCATCATCGAGTTTTCCATATCGTCATCCTGCTCGAGGATGTCGATCGGCGCGTCGATGGCGTGCGCGGCGCAGTTGAAGGTGTCGTCGGTGGCATCGAAGCCAACCTCGACGGCGCGGCCGCCCACGGCGCGGCGGGTGTCGGGCAGGTGGAAGCGGTTCTTCGCCGTGTACACCTTGAAGCGGCCGACCGACACACTGACCGGCACGGTCGGTGCGAGGAAGTCGGCTACCTTGCTCATCGCGGACTGGGCCGCGCCCTGAGCGTATTCAGTCAGGATCGGGTTGGATCCAATATTTGCTAAACGTCCCATTGTGTTATCCTTTGGTTTCTGGGGTTATTTTCGAGTTGCGGTTAGTCGTTGTTGAGGTAGCTCAGCACCGGGCGGATCAGCACCAGCTGGTCCTCGGTGTCGCCGACTTCTTCGCAGATTCCGACGATGAACGCGTCGCCGCTGGCATACTCGGTGAGCATGCCTTCGGCCCCGGAGGCATAGGCGATAACCTTGTCGCCGGGAAGCAGCGAGGTGGACTTGGCCACGACACGGACATTGCGGCCCGGGGTCAGCGGCAGGATGGTGCAGTCGGCGTCGGTCAACGCGCCTTCGAGCACGACATACATCGCCGGGTCGGTCGCGCCGGTAATGAGGCCGGCCTTGGCCACGCCGCCGTCGTTGACGATCATGACGAGGTAGCCTTCTTTGCCAACGGTACTCACGTTGGACGGGAGGACGATCGCGCCCTCTTTGGTATTGCTTTGCTCTGGAAACATGGGTTTCTCCTTGGGTTGGTTTTAGGGGTTGGTTTCCGGGTTAATCCTGCTGGGCTTCGGCCTTCGCGCGGTCGAACGCGACCGAGAACGACACCTTCTGCTCGCTCATGATCTTGTGGGCGCGGTTGCGGATGGCCGAGGCCTTCTGCATGTCCGCCGCATCCGTCGCGGCCTCCGTGGCCGGCTGCTTCGTCGCGCGGTTCTTGAGCGACGTGCCCTGGTCGGCGTCGGCCGCCTTGGCCTTGAAGCCGGCGAAGAGCCCTTCCGTCACCGCGCGATTGGCGATGAACTGCGCTTTCACGGCGTCGCGGTTGGCGATGACGTCCTTGTGGGTTTCGCAGAACGCTTCGGCGTCGGCTTCGAGCGCCACGGCCTCCATGGCCTGCACCTTGGCTTCGGCGGCTTCCGCCCGGTTGAGCAGCGCGCCCTGTTCCTTCGCGCTGTTTTGCAGAGCCGTCACTGCCGCGATCGCCGAATCCTCGGCGGCATCGGCCGACAGGCCCAATAGTTCGAGTACCTTCTTCATGCTGGTCTCCTTTGACCTGTGGCTAATCGGCAGTCCATCCCCTCCGCCACGATTCGAGAGGGGCTGCATTCCTTTGAGATTGGGTTGATTGGTGAGTCCCACGCTGTCCAGGCGCAGCGGCCGCAGCCGGTCGCCCCCCAGATCCTCGCAGTCGTCCGGCATCCAGACGGGGGAGATAAAGCGGTAGCGCTTGTTGACGATCGCGGGCTGGCCGACGTCCGACCATTCGATCCGTGCCCAGAGGCCATCGGTGCGGGCCTCGACGGAGACGATCCAGCCGGCGGCCTCGGAGCGCTGGCCGGTGTCGTAGGAAAAGTGGTCGAAATCCACCAGCAGCTTTTCGCCGGCATCGAGGTAGCGCTGCGCCATGGAGGCGACGGCGCGGGCGTCGATCACCTGCAGGATGCGCTGTCCGCCGTGCTTGACGGCAAACTCGCCCATGGGCACCACCTGGTACATGCCGTCATCGGGCAGCACCTCGCCCCGGTTCAAAATTGCAATGTTCGTTGGTTTCATGTTGCCCATCCTTCCAGAGGTTGGAAAATATTTCGCGGCGCGGTTGGGTTGGTTGGGGCAGAAAACGCGGGGCGTTTTCGAGGCCTTGGACCATAGGCTTTGGGCTTTGGGTTCGTTCTGCGGTCGGCTCCCGGCAATGCCCCGGCGCAATGGGACTGCAAAACAACGGAACATAATTGCAAAATCAGGCGTTCCGTTTTCGCGGGTGGTTGGACGCCTGAAGGCGCATCGCGGCGAGAGGGCCGTTTTTGGCCGTTTTTCAAACGGCGTGACGATTGAGCCGTGAGGCGTGAAATCAGGACGGTCACAGCTGCACCTCCTGCAGGCGCTTTGCGGCCATCTCGCAAAACTGCTCGTCGACATCGATGCCGACTGATTTGCGCCGCAGGATCGAGGCGGCCAGCAGCGTAGTCCCGGCACCCATGAACGGATCGAGTACGCGCTCGCCTTCCTGGGAGTGCAACAAGATGAAGTGCTTCATCAGGTCGACCGGCTTCGGCGTGGGGTGGTCGGTTTTCTTCGGGATGATTTTGCGAATGTGGCGGATGATGTTCTCGACGCGGTGGGACTTGTCGTACCACTTGCATTTGCCTTTGCCCTTCTGGGCAACAAGGACCATCTCGTAGGACCGGTGATAATGCCAGCCCATGCCCATCGGCCCCTTGTCCCACACCACGGCCTGCTTGAATCTCAAGTGTCGGTCCATCAAAAGCGCCCAGCGCGCAAACTGCGGATCGGGACCACCACCACCAGCACAACAACAACAACAACAACAACCCCCATGCGCCAGAACCTCCGCAGCGGACTTGAACAACCAGTTGGCCAGCACGTTCGACTCGTCGAACCCATCTCCGGCAATCGGGCGGGCATCCGCCTGCGTCACCTTGCCTCGCCCCAGGGCTGCTTCCCTCTTAT